CTCGGATACGAGCGCTAAGAATTCCAACACCACAGCATTCTTGCATTATGTCGAGAGACGCATCAGCGGACTTCAGCCCATAGAAGCCTATGATGCACTTGGCATGTATGGAGGTGATGATGGGATAACATTTGATTGTAATCCCGAGGTTCTTAGTAGAGTCTATGCCAAAACCGGGTTATTGGTGAAAACCGACATTGTCGAAGCAGGTGGTGCAGTACCATTCTTAGGACGTTATTTCCTTGATCCGTGGACCGTACCAAATAGCATATGTGATATACCTAGACAGTTAAGGAAGTTACATTTAACCGCCACGCCTAAAACCGTTAGCACAGAATTAATTTTGCTGCGTAAGGCTGAGGCGATATTGGTAACTGACCCAGAAACACCTATTCTGTCAACCTGGGCTAAACGTGTTGTAGATTTCACACAACATGTTGACCAGCGTGCTAAGCTTCGAATGGAGCATCTTTTACTACGGGACATTAGTTATTGGTCACGTTTCGAAGACCCATTTCCACCATGCGAAAATAAGGATCTCGTTAACACCGTGGCGAAATCAATGTTTCCTGATCCTGCAAAGGTCGATTTGCTAGAAGCTCATTTACAGCGAGCAACTAAACTAGCGGATTTGCCCTTGCTCATAGATGACACTCCACCTAAAGTCGACATCGATGCTGTTGTACAGGGCATAGTGGTAACAGCTAAGCCCAGTGTTAATCACCAATCAAAATTGCAGGCTAATGCTAATAAGAAGGTCAAAGTCACCAAACCACCTAGAGTGGCTTCTAAAGTCACCAAACCACCTATAGTGGCTTCTAAACCTGTTAAAGATCGTAGCATTAAGCAACATCCGAAGTTCAATACTATCAGTCGGATCCCCATATATAAGAGCAAAGTCACACCTACTACTACGCCTACGGAATCCAAAAGGAGAGGGTTATGTAAGTATGGAAAAGACTGCAAGCGGACAAAATGTCCGTTTCAGCACAAACTTGACTAAATCCAGCTAGCAAAGGTCTCATATCGATATATCACTTTCGTGTCCGCAGCCCGTCAAGGCGGACCCCGATATTTATCGAATATAAGCTCAGCAATGCCAAATAATGCTTCAAAGAAGAAGAAGAACAACGGTTCGAGAAAGAGCCGTCGTAGCCGGAAAAGCGCTAATAAAGCCAGTAGTCTTTCTACTCCTGTTACTACGTACAATGATATGGCGAACCGCTTGTTACGCTCTAAAAATAGCAAAAGCAACAAGCGATGTCCTACGGGTAATATATTATCTCCCTATATTCACTGCCGCACTAATCCTTTCTGTACATCTAATTCGGCGGGAATACCAGACGGCTCAAGTGTTCGACGAGTCGTTTTTGACCATCGTTCGCGATCTGTTGTACAATGCAACGGCACAGGTTTACTGGATATACAATTCATCCCAGCAATACCCTGTGGGGCACTCTACCGTAGCGCTTCTACTTCCACAACACCCCAATGGATCGTCGATGGCCGAAACGTCATTGACCCTAACATAGTAGCCGCCAACCCTCAATCTACTGCCGGTGGCTCCATTGGTTGGCTTCAGGGGAACTTCTACCCCGAGTATAGTGCAATGCAGCTACAGGACCCCTCGACTAACAACGCTACTACCACCCCTATACCAGCATCACGAGCACGAGTCGTTTCCATGGGTTGGAAAATATCTTATATCGGACAACCCATGCAAGCATCCGGTTATTATTACGCCACGCGTACGCCCATCGATTTGATCGGTAATTGTCAACTAAATGCAGATCCGACATTAGTTTATGTCAATGCTGCCGTTTTAGCACAAACGTCTTATCCCGTTGATTCAGTATATGTGCAATTAATTAATGCCACTGAACCTGCGGGCGCTGCCACTCAGGCACAGACGTCAGATCGTATCGATGTTGGCTGC